TAAACGAACTTAAAAAACTATTAAACATAAAATAAAATGGCTACTATTAATTCAATCTTAAATAAGATTCATAAAACAGAATTAGAAACACACGAAACAAAATTAGCTTTAATAGACGATTTAAAAAGCGTTATAGCCAAAGTAAAATCAGAAGAAGGAGAATCTAACAAAATGAAAACGGAAGCATTAAAAGCTAAAAAAATGTTTGACGATGCAACCAACTTAAAGAACTCTTTACAAAATACCTACGAATCTAACAAGGTTAAATACAACAAACAACTGCAAGAAAACAACGCTTTATTTAAAGGCATTTCTAACCAAGCTAAAGAACTTGGAATTGCAGTTACTGAATTACCTATTTACAAGGAGTATGTAAATGCTTCAAATATTTTGAACGAATTAAATAAATCTAACCAAACTAATTGGGAATTAATTTCTAAATATTAGAAATGGCAAAGCAAACTAACGTAAAAGTTCACGTTGCAAAACCCAAGGTAAAACGCCCAAACGTACACGCAAAAAGCAAAGCGAGTAAGTTAAAAACAAGTAAGAATTATTTAAAAATATATAAAGGTCAAGGATAATGATTGAAGGTAAAAGAAGCAGCCCAATAGGGGGCAAAAGAGGGTGTCTATGCAAAAACGGAAAATATCATAAAAAATGTTGTACGGGCGAACTACAAAACCAAGGAATAGGAAGCGACGTTACACCACCGAACCCCGTACCACCCCCACCCCTTTGGTATCCGAAACCATAAAAATGCAACAAAAAAAAATTAAATAAGTTATTAGATTATGAAAAACATTTTAGACAAAATTAACCGAGCCGATGAAATCCAAGCGGGTTTAGAATTAGATAAAACCGAGTTAGGAACGCACGAAGTAGAATTAGCTTCTTTAGATATGATTAAAGCAATGTTAAACGATTCTAACGCCACTTATAAAAAAGGCCTTGATTGGACTAAAGAAATGGAAGCGTTTACAAAAAAAGCAAGGGTGTTAAATGCAGAAGCAAAAGGTTTAATTAGTGGTTTATCAAAAGAATTAAACGACTTTAAGCAACAAGCAAACCAATTAGGGTTAAAAGCCGAAACGCTACCCGAATTCAAAAAAGCTAACGATTCTTTAGGGCCGTTAGATAATATCGTAAAAATGACTCAAAAATTTATCTAAATAAAAACAAAATGAAAAATAGCACACTATTAGAAAAAATCAAAGCAATGTTATCTAACGAAATTAAGTTAGAACAAATGCTTATGGGCGACGGAGTTACCAAAATCGAAGCCGAAACTTTTGAAGCGGGTAAAGAAGTTTTTGTCGTAACTGAAGACGAACAAAAGATAGCCGTTCCCGTTGGAGAATACGAATTAGAAGACGGACGTATTTTAGTTATCGTAGAAGAAGGTATTATTTCTGAAGTAAAAGAAAAAGAAGAAGAAGTAGAAGAAGAAGTTAAAGAAGAAGAAACTACCGAGGAAAAGCCCGTAGAAGAAGAAATGTCCGAAGCCGTAGCAACGCCTAAAAAAACTATCGAGTCTATTGTTAAAGAAACTTTCTTTAGCGAAATCGAAAGACTAACAAATGAAAACGAAATGTTAAAAGCCGAATTGGCAAAGATTACTAAAGTTGACGAAGTAGCAAATGAGTCTACCGAACTTTCAGAAATTCCCGCGCCTATTTCTTTTAACCCCGAAAATGAAAGCGCAGTAACCCACGTAAAAATCGGTTCTAAAGCGCCTAAAGGAATTATTGATTCCGTACTTAATAAAATGTATAAATAATTAAAATTTAATAAAATGCCAAATCCAACAATTACTACAACGTATGCAGGTCAGTGGGCAGGGAAATATGTTTCCGCAGCCCTACTTTCTGCACCAACTATCGAAGGCGGCGGGGTTACCGTTATGCCTAACGTAAAATTTAAAGCGGTTATCCAACGTTTGGAGACTACCGATTTCTTGAAAGATGCCACTTGCGACTTTACCCCCGTGGGTACGGTAGACCTTACCGAAAGAGTATTGGAAGTTAAAGACCTTCAAGTAAATATGACTCTTTGTAAGTCTGAATTCCATAGAACTTGGCAATCAATCGAAATGGGTTATTCTTCTTTCGATACTTTGCCTAAATCTTTTGCTGATTATCTTATCGCGTATGCCGCTGAAAAAGTAGCTGCCGCTAACGAAATTTCTATTTGGCAAGGTTCTAACGCAACTTCAGGACAATTCGACGGGCTTTATTCAACTGCATTGGTTGACCCTAACTTACCACCCGCTCAATTAGTGCCTTCGGTTGCTATTACTGCCGCTAACGTTATCGGTGAAATGCAAGCCGTTTACGATGCTATCCCGTCTACTCTTTACGGAAAGCCCGACCTTAAAATCTATGTTTCTCAAAACGTAGCTAAAGCATACGTTGCCGCTCTTGGTGGTTTCGGATTACTTACGGGTTCTGAAGCTAACGCGGGTACTAACAACTTGGGAACTCAGTGGTACGCTAACGGAAGCCTTAGTTTTAACGGACTGCCTATTTTTATGGCAAACGGACTTCCTGCCGATTCTATGATGGCTACAACTGTATCTAACCTTTACTTCGGTTGTTCACTTTTAAGCGACACTCAAGAAGTAAGAGTAATCGATACAAGCGCTACATTGGGAGACGATAACGTACGAATCGTTATGCGAATGGCAGCGGGTGCGCAATACGGAGTTATCGAGGACATCGTAGTTTACGGATAATCAATAACTAAAATATAACGGGGTGGTGGATAAACTGCCACCCTTTTTTTAAACTTTTTAAAACTAAAAATTATGAGCTGCGATATTAGCCACGGACGGGAAGAGCAATGTAAAGACGCGGTTGGTGGACTTCGAAATATCTATATTTTGAATTATGGTCTTTATGACCCTCAAACCGACATTACTTACGACCCTACACCCGCCCTTTCAGATTTAATTACGGGGATTTCTTTACCCGCCTTATCTTCTATTTACAAGTTCGAATTAAAGGGTACAAACTCTTTCGAACAAACTATTACAAGTTCACGCGAAAACGGAACTACTTTCTTTGAGCAAGTGTTGTCTATTCAGTTGAAAAAACAAGACGCAGTAACACACAAAGAAATTAAGTTACTTTCTTACGGAAGACCTAACATTATCGTTGAAAATAACAATAACCAATACTTTATCGCAGGTCTTGTAAGAGGTATGGACGTTACTGCGGGGACTATCTCAAATGGTACTGCGTTGGGCGATATGAACGGATACGGATTGACTTTTACGGGTCAAGAGCCCGTAATCGCTAACTTCCTTGATTGTTCAGACGAAGCGGCATTGGTTGCTTTACTTAACAACCCTACGGTAGTTAATTCATAGAACTTTTGTTCATAGCGTAAATTGGGGGTTAATAGCCCCCTTTTTTATTGCACAAAAAAACGAATAAAGAGTTATTATAATATGATAGTAGTACAACAGACTAACGTTAGCCAAACGTTCGATTTTATACCACGCTACGGAACGCCCGTAACTTTTGAACTAACGGACGAAAACACTAACGACACGGTATTAGTAGTCGGTACGTTTACGGCGGGTGACTACGTTTATTCTTTTAACGGGGTTTTACCCACAGAAGAAAACCACTTTTATTGGATGGTACTAAAAGACGGGGGTTCAAACATAGTTTTAAAGGAACGTATCTTTTGTACTAACCAACCTATTAACACTTTCTCGGTAAATAACGGGGGCTACGTTTCTAATCAAACCATTAACGACTTTATAATGTATGAATAATATACACGTTTTAAATTTAGCAGAATACCAACAGCCAACGATTCAAGAATCGAAGCGCGATAATTGGGTAGAATTCGGCGAAGATAATAACTATTTCGGTTATTTGATAGAAAGGTACACCAAGTCGACCACGAATAGCGCCATTATAAACAACGTAGCGCGACTTATTTACGGAAAAGGTTTAAGCGCCTTGGACGCTTCAAGAAAGCCCAACGAATACGCGCAAATGATGACTTTGTTTTCTACCGATTGCGTTAGAAAAATGGTATTCGATAGGAAGTTATTTGGTCAATTTGCAATACAAGTACATTATAACGACAAGCACGATAAGATTCTAAAGGCTTATCATATACCCGTGAACCTATTACGCGCAGAAAAATGCAACGAAAAAGGAGAAATTACGGGTTATTATTACTCGGATAATTGGGAAGACACACGAAAATACGAACCTAAAAGGCTACCCGCGTTTGGATTCT